GAAAGACTATGCTAGTTTCGAGTTTAATTACGAAAATAGAATAAATCAATGGGATAACCTTATAGAACACACTATCCAAACGTGGAAAACCCGGTATAATCGATACAAGATGGAGTCTATATAATGAAACACGTACACATCAAAGGTCCGCTATTGTCAATTTCTGGATATGGCGTACATGCCAGACAGATCTGTAGATGGGCTTACGAACAAGATTTCCATGTGACAACTGATATCACTCGTTGGGGAAATACTCCATGGTATACCAATAGATCCGAGTGCAATGGCCTTATAGACAAAATTATGGAATCCAGCAGTCCAATCACTAGCAAGCCAGACTATTCTTTTCAGATCATGTTACCAAACGAATGGGATCATAATCTTGCGAAGAAAAATTTTGGATTCACTGCAGTGGTTGAGTCTGATATTTGTTCTAGTTCTTGGGTTGCAGCATGCCAAAGAATGGACCATGTAGTTGTCCCAAGCGAATTTGCAAAAAGGTGTTTAGTGAACACCGGACTAAAATCAAAAAGAGTTACAGTAATTCCGGAATCTTATATAGACTCATGCGAAGAAGAGTCTGTTGATTTAAAATTGTCTTTCGAAACACAAGAAAACTATCTAATGTTTGGCCAAATGAGTGGTGATTACGAAACAGATCGTAAGAATACTGCAATGACTATTGCTTTGTTTTGTGATGAATTCAAAAATAATCCCGACGTTGGTTTAATTGTGAAGACAAATTCCGGTGGAAATTCTTCTGTTGATAGAGAAGTGTCTAAAAATAAACTTAAATCGATTATAAAACAAGTAAGAGTGGGACCATTTCCAAAAATATATTTTCTTCATGGATACTTAAATGATAAGGAAGTATCGTCGCTATATAAACATTCAAAAGTGAAAGGGTTAATTTCACTCACGCATGGAGAAGGGTTCGGGTTACCATTACTTGAAGCTTCAGCGTGTGGTCTTCCTGTGTGCGCAACGGATTGGTCAGCACACACAGAGTTTCTTAATTTAGGAACGTGGACAAAAATTAAAACAGTGCAAAAGATGATACCAATGAAAAAAGTTGATGGAAATATATGGGTGCATGGAGCCAAATGGGCACATCCTGACATCGAGAAGGCTAGAATTGCATTGCGAGAGTTTGTCTTAGAAGAAAAACCTTCGACTGAAAAATTGCAATCTGCTGTGAAATCTAGATATTCATTTAAAAAGATTAGCAAGCACTATGACTCTTTTTGGAGGAGGTGGAAATGATTGAAATTATTTTCGCATACGCATGTTTTGTTACGTTTTTGTTATGTATATCTATGTATTATAATTATAAATTCGGCCGTTCATTGATACGAATGGAAGATGCTATAGAACAGTCTTTGGACAGATTAGATGAAAGATATGTGTCGATCTCGAAAGTGTTAGAAATACCACTCTTTTACGACTCTCCACAGATCAGGCAAGTAATCAGTGATATCAAAGTATGTCAAGAAAGTATCCTCTACATAGCTAATGAAATAGGCCAGCTAGAGGAGATCGTTGATGGCGAAGAAGAGAGTAGTTAAAAGAAGAAGAGGAAAGTCAAAAGCTAAAAATAAAGGCTATTTCCGAAAAGAACACCAAGATGCAATTGTTGAGTTCTGCAATTCTGATTGTCATAAAGAGAAAGAGCACTTGTATACGCATGTTATACGAGAAGCTCTTGAGAAGCTTTCTGAAAATCTAATCTATGTCTATGGTTTTCACAAGCAGCATGACAATGTGGATGTTTTGAAGCAAGATTGTGTCATTAACTTGTATGAAACTCTACACAAGTTCGATCCGGAGAAAGGTCATAGAGCCTTTTCGTATTTTAATGTAGTGGCGAAACATTGGTTGATCATTCATAGTAGAAAGAAAAATAAAAGAAAATACAGAATGGTGTCTATAGATGATCCAGACAATGATATCAACGTAGATGCTTTATTTCACCAGAATGGTCAATTCGTGGCATCTCCTGATACTTTAATAGAGAAAGCAGAGAAGACAGCCGAAATCAGAGCTTTGTTCACAGAAATTAGAAAACGAGTCAGAAACGAAAGAGAACAAAAATGTGTGGATGCAATTATAGAGATTTTTGAAAAAGTGGATGAATTAGACTTTTTAAATAAAAGAGCAATTTTTGTATACGTCAGAGAGATGTCAGGACTTAATTCTAAACAATTGTCAGTGTGCATGTCTTCGATACGCAATATTTATAGACAGATAAATGGTTCAGGAAAGGAGTTTGATATATTATGAGTTCAAAAGGTAATGATCCAGCAATGACATTTGACGATGTCGCTAAAAAAACAGAGCAATTTGGTGAGATGCTAGCTTCTATTGAAGCTTTAGAAATTTCTTTGGCGAGAGATATACGAAAATGCCATTGTAGATCGTATGAATGCGTATATGCTATTCACTGATGTATATGGCTGTATGACAGGTGACAAAGCAGATCACGTAACTCTAGGCCCTATGATGGCTAAGTACATCGAAAGAATGAACAAAGCAAATGACCAGCTGCTGAAATTGGCCGATTTAATCGCAAAAGAAGAAGAAAAAGCAGCACAGATAGATTCAGATAGTTTGTTTGCGCAAATCGGAGGATAGGATATGCCACACGATAGAGCAGGAACAATGAAAAATCCTATCATAGGTCTTGATGCATCAGATATAGCTGCCAACAGTAGTGCAGCTCTTGCTGCAGGAAGTCTTAAAGGCCTAATGTCAGGAGAAAATAAGTTTCCTTTCCGAAGAGGAGTTGTAGTTGAAGTGATCAACGATGTATACAAATTCTCAGAGCTTCTAGAAGAAGGTGAAAAATATTTTACACTTGTCGCAAATGAAGCTGTTGCAAGCCAAGCAACGAGAAATTCTCTTTTAATAGCTCCATATGATGATCAATTATCTGGTAAATTATTAGTTTGCCTTCCGTTCTTTCCTTCTCATATAGTATTACCTATTAAAGTTGGAGAAGTAGTATGGTGGATAGAAGGTCCATCGTACCCTTACTGGTTTTCTAGAGTGGCATCGACAGATCAAATAGAAGATGTTAATTACACTCACTTAGATCAAGAGTTAATAACATCTGTGCCCTTGTTAGAAGATGCAAGATCAAAAGCAGAAAAACAAGAAGGGTCATCTGGAAGATTTCAGCCAGAAAACAACAACGGATTGGGTGGATCGCAAGGCGGACCTAGCTTTGTGCCTTTGAAGTACTCTCCGGAGAACTTAGAAAATCAAGGATTATATAAAAATATAACAGAAGCAATTCCTAGATTCACTCCAAAAGTTGGAGATCTCGTGTTGCAAGGATCTAATAATACACTGATTTCTTTGGGAACAGATAGAGGTTGGACAAAGGAAGATGAAAGTCCAGATATTTTTGAGATCTCAAATGCTAGTGATGATGTTTTGCCAGGATCAGGAACAATAGACATAGTCGCCGGCCGTGGGATGCTAGAAAAAGATCCTAAACCAGCTTCTGATTCCTCTGCAGGAGATAATCCAGAACGCACAAAACCCAGAACTGTCACAACTAAAGAGGGCAATGTCACGACAGATAAAACTTTTGTGCACAATGATGATGAGCCGAACAGAGCCGAGGGGGATCCAGATTTCCACGCTGATTTATCACGTATGTACGTCACCATGAACTCAGCAGTGGATCAAAAATTATCAATAAGCGATGAATATAACGATCCTATCTCTGGCTCTTTTGACGATGTGGAAGGTGCTTCTGTCGCTATTAAATCGAATGAGATTCGAATCGTATCTAGACCAGATGGGTCTGTTAGGATCCTGAAGGAGAAAGGAGAAGGCCAAGGTGCTTCTATCGTAATGATGAAAGACGGCACAATACATATATCCGGAGACAAAGTATATATCGGCCAGCCAGGCGGCAAAGGAGAAGGAGAAAATGGCTCAGAAGCATATGTTCTTCATTCGCAATTAAAAGATTGGTGTAACAAACTACACAGTGAGTTAGATACCTTTTGCCAAACAGTTGCAGGGCATACAACGCCAGGATATGGTGTTCCATCGCCACAAATCACACAAGCTGCAGTAACAATGAAAGCAAACTTGCTAGGCACTGTCAAGCCCGTAATTAATAATTTTCCATCTAAGAGAATATACGGAGAATAGGAATGGATATAGAAGAAATCAATAAATTTTTAGAAGAGATTCATGAAATAGCAGAAAATGGGAACATGCCTGATCCTGTAGATGATATAGAAGAATATGAAGAAATCGTGAATCGAATGAAATTATTCATGCTTGAGATGCCTAAATACAAAAATAAAGCCGGAAGAGCTGAGATTATAGAATTGCCTTCTCTTTTGGGTGCTTTTGGAAAATTATTTCTAAGATTCGAAGATGCATTCTTAAGATTAACGGAAATGGGGGCAGCTGGGAATTTAAAACCAGAAGAAATAATAAGAGAACACGCATTCGAAGTGTCAGTTGCGATTTATCAATATGTTTCTAAAGCAGCTGTTCACACACAAGTAGAAACAGTGAATGCAGGTTTATCAGGAGGGTCAGAACCCACAACAGGTACAGGAAATGGTGTAGGTGCAGGAAAACTTGGCTGAATTTCCTCTGGATGCCTAATTACTAACAGAGGTGAGTTATGGCTATAGAAAATCGATTACAAACTCGAAAAGAATACAGTTTCAAAGCAGTTGGTTTATCAAAAAGAGAAACTAGCAAACCAACAGAGAGAGCTCTGAGGCCTGTTATAGGGATTAAAACTCCGATGACTTTATCATCTTCGGATGGTATTTTTTCTATGCATAGAGACGTAGGAGATCAAATTAGTGACAATCTTAGAAATTTAATACTGACAAACCATGGAGAAAGATTAGGATTTTATGATTTCGGTGCAAATATCAGGCCATTAGTCTTTAGTTTAGGTTCTGACGATGCAGACATGGTTGCAATCGAAAGAATTGGTGTTGCTGTCGGTAAATATATGCCTTTTGTAACTTTAGATAATTTTCAAGTTTTGATAGATAGATTTGATAACAAAGAAGTGGCGAAGGTAGGTATAGTGATCACATATTTAATTCCTGCAGTTGATAAACTGACTAGGAAATTAGAAGTAATATTGTATGTAGGAGGATAATGTGGCTGATGATATAAAACTTAAGTTCGGTTTGCAAAGAAATAGATCGTATTTGAACAGAGATTTTGGTGATTTTAGAGGTGAACTTTTAAGATATGCGAATGTGTATTTTAAAGATAAGATACAAGATTTTTCTGAAGCTTCTATGGGTGGATTATTCTTGGATATGGCTGCATACGTAGGAGACACTATGTCTTTCTATTTAGATCATCAATTTAGAGAATTGTCTCCTAATACGGTAACAGAAACTGCTAATCTGGAAAGCATGATAAGAAATGCAGGCCTTAAGATTAGGGGAGACTCTCCTGCTTCTGTCATGGTGAACTTCTATATAGAAATCCCCGCAGTCCAAGATAATGTGACAGGAGAAATTATACCAGATCCTGATTCTATCCCTAAAATTAAAGATGGTGCTAGGTTAGTTTCTTCTAACGGTATTAATTTTTATCTTACAGAAACTCTTGATTTCACAGAAAAAACTCCTAATGGGAAATATGCAGCACAAGTGACACCGATTTTAAACTCGGCTGGTTCTGTAACTTCTTTTGTATACATGCTTCAAGGTTTGACAGTTTCAGGAACGATTGCGACGGAAGAATTTGTTATTTCATCAAGCTTTGTTCCTTTCAGAACTATAAAGTTGACGAACCAACATGTATCTGCAGTGCTTAGAGTATACGATTCTGAAGGGAATGATTATCATCAAGTAGAGTCTCTTTCACAAGACACAGTTTTCAGAAAAAATAAATTATCAAATGGTGACACATCTATAGAAGTGATAAACACACCTTTTAGATATACAATGGACACATCGATTGGAGACAGAACTTCAACAATACGGTTCGGTTCAGGAGACGGATCTAACATAACAGATGTTAAAATTCCCAATCCATCAGATATGGCTTTACCTCTGTATGGAAAAGAAACGTTCTCAAAAGTTTCTTTAGATCCCAACCATCTTTTGCGATCAACATCATTAGGTATCTCTCCCACAGGCACCACTATTACAGTTGTATACCGACATGGTGGAGGATCTAATCACAATGTCGATGCAGATTCTATCAATGAAATACAAGAAATCGAATATTCGTTTTTTCAAGCTGCCAATTATAATAAGACACAAAACATAAAAGCTTCTTTAGCTGTGTCGAATCCAAAAGAAGCAACCGGCGGATCTGCAGCGCCTACATTGTTAGAATTAAAGAATTTTGTTACATCTGCAAGAAGTATGCAGAACAGAGTTGTTACAACTGATGATCTTCTAGCACGTATATACACCTTGCCAACTGAATTCGGTGTTGTTCATCGAGCGAATGTATTGCCAAACCCAGAAAACTCACTCTCGTCGATTCTTTACGTTATTTCCCAAAACTCTTTAGGTGAATTAGTGCCATGTTCAGATGCACTTAAAAGAAATCTTTCAACTTATCTTAATGAGTTTAGGCTGATTGGTGATGCAATGGATATTTTGGATGCACATGTACTCAATTTTCAGATTAGAATTAACTGCAGATTTACTCACACAGTTAATAAATACGAGCTGATATCTAAGATAATCTCAGAAGTTAAGAAATTATACACTAAAGAAAAGATTGCATTGGGCAAACCAATTGTCGTATCTGAAATAAGATCAGTTGTTCAAAATCTGACAGGAGTTATTTCTGTGGTTGATATAGAACTGATTAATGTGTCAGGCACTATAGAAAATAGGAGTTATTCATCTACTAAGAAAAATCTCTCTGAAATTTTAGACAATGATGTATATTTCATCGATCCATATGAAATATTCGAATTAAGATTTCCAAATAACGACATAATCGTAACAGTGATATAGGAGGCTGAATATGATATTTCACCATACAGGTTCGAAAGATACTTACATAACGAATAAAATTATTGGAGGAGTAAAAAGAGCCACTGATGCCAATGTTGGTTATGCGTCAACTATAGACATATTCAAATTACATAATGAAAGTACATTGAAAGGGTCTTCTGGAGACATACAGGAAATTTCTCGAGGCTTGTTATACTTCGATCTTTCCGAATTAAAATCATCCATTAATTCGGATGTAGATCCGGACAACTCTTCTCTTAAGATTCAACTAGTTCTGTCTGATGTACAAGGAACTCAAGTGTCTCCAGAAAATTTTATTTTAGATCTTTATGCTCTCAAAGCGGGTTTTGAAGAAGGCGTCGGCCAGAATGTGACAGGATTTTCAGATTTAGATGTAGCTAATTGGGCATATTCTGCTCAAGATGTGGCATGGACAACGGCAGGTGCCTTCGAAGGAGATGAAACTTTAATTGCTAGTCAAACTTTTGCATCTCATGAAGATTTAAGAATGGATATATCCACGTTTGTAAAAGCTCATTGGACAAATTCATCCACGACTCCGAACCATGGATTTATGCTCAAATTAAGAACTTCGTTTGAAACTGATTCTCGATCTTACTTTGTAAAAAGATTTGCCACCAGACACTCTAGAAATCCTTTCATCCGACCTAAGCTCGAAGCTTCTTGGGTGAATTATCATATAGATGAAAGGCTTCATTTCGAAGCAGGCGTGCAGAATAAAATATCTATTACTCACATTTCTAAAGGAGAAAAGTCAAACCTTGGATCTCTTCCTGTTCTTACTTTGTCTTATGGTGATTGGAGCAAGACTGTATCTGATCCGGCTGTTGCTCAAGTTTCTTTGGCAGGAAAAGTTCAAACAGGGATGTACGAAGCAACAATTCCAGCCATTGATGTAGAAGGATCTGATTCAGCTTTGAAAACAAATTTGGTAGCATCTGGTTCTTTACTCTTACAAGAACAGTGGAAAATTGGAGATCAACTGTTTTATAGTGGGTCTTTCAATTTGCTGAATGAGTTATCTCAAAATTCTATGGTTCAAAGAGATTTAAGATTCAACATTGTGGATTTAAAATCAACGTATACGACAGATGAGACGCCAAAAATAAGATTGTTTGTTAGAGAAAGAAATTTAGCAAACGAACCAGTCCGAATACCCATCAAGCTACCATCGCAGATAGTTCACAAAGCTTACTACCAAATAAAGGACACCAATTCTTTAAACATATTAATCCCATTTTCTGATGTCTTGTCGACTCCTGATGATTCTACAAGGCTTTCAATAGATTCTAATGGCATGTATTTTTCTTTCCCTGTTTCTGTTCTACCACGCGGTCGAACTTACACGATAGATATATCATACTATGATCGAGGAGAAAGAAGGATATACGAATCAAACACAGCATTTAGAGTCCAATAATGAAAAACCTCTTCACAAAATCAGCTATTCAAAGACACAAAAACGAAAGATCTGTTGTAAGAGATGTCACCGGAAAAATATTGGAAGACATGTCAGAATCTTCTTCTGAGCCTAGCTGGAAAAATGACCCTGTAGGAAGTGGCCTGAAAAATACACAGCAACTAGACATAGATTGGTCTAGGCTTGAAGAACATGTATTCTTCAGTAGTGCAGAGTCTAAAATAAATTTGTCATTTGATGAAATTATAAATGGATATCCTTTTGATGGTACTTCTATTGAAAAGTCTACATTCCTTTCATCGATAGGCGGATACACGAAATATTTATTTGACTCAATAGAAGCCAACAAAGGCTATTTCAAGTTTGACGGTACGGTATATCTTAGTATTGAAGACCTTACAGGGAAATTAGCTCCTGAATTAGCTAGCTCTGTTGGAGAAACAGTGACTACCAAGAATGTAGATTTAAGTGGTGTGACCATAGAGTTTTGGGTATATGTTCCCACAGCTACCTCTACAACACAACAGATGATATATCAAAAATCTGACACCACTTTGGATCCAGCAGTGCAAGGCATTAGTGTCTTTAGAAGTGCAATAACTCCGGGCTCTGGTGCAGCACCCGCTTCATATGGGATATCTTTCTTAATATCTTCTGATAAGTACAAATCAATAGTTCATACTATGCCAAATTTAGAATGTGATAAATGGCATCACGTAGCATTCACGTATCATAGAGGTACAACTGAGCGAGTTTCTTCGTATTTAAATGGATATCTAAATTCAGTTACAGAAAATCACCAAGCAGAACTAGACGATATAACTTTAGGATCGATTGATGTAAACATTGGAAAGGGTTCTAGGCACACCACATACAATCCAAACTCTGAAGCAAGCACACTGACAGCAACTGCGCCAGGAAAATTTGTTGGTTTGTTAGACGAACTTCGAGTATGGTTAGGAGTTCGAACAATATCAGAAATAAAAAACAAGATGCACAAAAATGTGTCAGCGTCAGAAAATCTTCTTCTATGCTACAGATTCAATGAGCCATCTTTCACAAATTCTGCATATCAAGCATCAGGTGTTGTATTAGATTTTTCCGGAAATGCATTGCATACTCTGATAACTGATTGGAACGGAGTTTATGATCCAAAATCAAAATTGCAAGACTCTAATGGAGTTGACATAGCCACTCCTCTCTTACTAGAAGACGATAGTGACAATCGAATTTTATTCCCAGATTGGCCAGCAACACGAGCTTTACAGCAAGCTTTGATTTTAGATGCTAATCACTATGACAGAAATAATCCGAACTTGATCACAAAATTAGTGCCACAACATTATTTTGATCAATCATTTGAAAATCAAGGATTCGGACAAACTCTCGAAGACCCACAACAATTTTCTTACAAAAATATACAGCATCCAATCCCTGGTCACGGGGCCATGCCTTCTAGAGTTGTTATATTTTCATTTTTAATGATATGGGCTAATTTCTTTGATGATATAAAATTATGGTTAGACTCTTTTTCTACAATTAACAAAGTCTCTTACGATTCTCATAATCAAGTTCCAGCACAAGTGATCACTTTTTTAGAGGATTTTTATGGAATTAGTTTGCCAAACCCGTATTCTAATGAAGATATCAGCAAATTCCAATATGGGGAGAATGTATCTAACGAACTAGGCAAGGGAGTTCCTCTCTCAAAAACTCTAGATCAGTTATGGAGAAGGATTTTAATTAATCTGCCGCATATTATAAGGTCTAGAGGAACTATCGCTGGAATCAAAGCTTTGATGAATACAATTGGGATTGAGCCAGACACCGTGTTTAGATTTAAAGAATACGGTGGGAATCTTACAAAAACTATAGAAACAAGAAGGATACGTCGTAGAAGAACTTCTAAATATATAGATTTAAAAGACGTTGGATATATCGAATCTTCCCCATTGTGGGCATGGAGACACGAACCAGGCCTACCTGAGCCATCTGGTGCACCATTGGCTCAAGAGATATTGTTTCAATCGGGTGATATTACATGGGTGAAACCCGGCGAAGGACCGAAGCCTACACTGTATACTTCCGGTTCTTGGTCATGGGAAGGAAGGTATAAACTTCTAGAGACAGAAACAACTGCTTCATTGTTCAGGATCGAAAAAGGAAATGATATACTTGCAAATTTAGTCGCAATGAGAAGTGAGGATAACAGTGGCTCTGTTGATTTTAATTTAAAGCTGTTTTTAGATGGACATGGAGTTGGATCTAGTCCTATTGATGTATCTCTACCAGGAGTTAATTTGTGGGATTCTAGAAATTGGTATATCTCCATCACTAATGAATTTGGTGCATCTAAAAATAAACTTACGCTCCAATGCACTAGAACTGTGGAAAATTACATTGTTGAAAATTATTCTGGTTCTATAGAGTATGCAAAAGGATCAGCTGCAACCATAAAGAACAACAACGTGAACACATACAATCCAAATATTCCTTTGTTCCAGACAGATGACTCGAGTTCACCTACTCAATCAGATGTCAGATGGTATGTCGGTGAAAGTTCAAAATCATATAATTCCACTTACAATCAATATAGTAGCTCACTTAAAAATACAAATAGCACAAAAACTAATTACAGTGGATCTATTTCACATATGAGGTTTTGGTCAAAATCGTTAACTAACTCAGAAAAAAAGGATCATGCATTTAATCCTTTCTCAGTCTCGACTGATAATCCTGCAAAATCTTTCGCATTTCCAAATAAGCCTATTCTGGAATTAGTCAATGGCAAAAATGTGGAAACTCCATTGGGAAAATATTCCGGAAATTATGATGGTGCTCTTCCTGACGGTTCATGGGAAAGATTAAGACAATCTTTCGAAAATATTCAAGAAGATCCGAATCAAAATGAGATATCAGCTAGGCAATTTTCATTGATAGACACTACTCAAAACAATGATCATGCAACTATATACGGAGATCTTTCTGGAATTAAAAAAGAAAATATGATGTACACAATTACGTCTGTTGATTTTGACGATAATTCGTCAGATAACAAAGTAAGAGTCCGAAGCTTCAGCGATAAAGAGACAGCTTCTGCAGCTCATGCACATCATGGAACTTTAACGGAATTACCAGCAGAAGTGGGGTTGGACGACAGAAGATTCTCTATAGAAAGCTCCATTATTCATGGTTTGAACGAGGATATATCGAACGTAGTAGGAGATTCTAGGATATTGAATGAATATCTTGGTGCACCAGAACTAGAGTTCGCTGTAGATTATCCAGATCTTCGAAAATTAAACGATGTGTATTTTCGAAGAGTCGTACGAAGCATAGACTATAACGTGATGATTGAATTTCAAAGATGGTTTAATAATAATTTTGCTTCAATCGTAGAACAATTTATACCGTATACAGCTGATTTTTTAGGGATTAATTTTGTGATAGAATCACACATGCTTGAAAGACACAAAATGGAATACAAGCAAGGTGACATACACGTAGATATACGAGATAGGAGAGCATTTTCTCAAGAACCTCTATTTATTGGTACAATTAGATCGGAGATCACCTAATGTCAATCAAAACATCAAACGCAGGACCTCATAGTCCCACAAACTTTCCTGGTATGCCTCGAGGAACTTATAGAAGTAATGTGAAGTCTAGGAAATTAAATCAGAATGGTTTAGAAGCACAATATCAAGGACTAGATATTCGAGAAGTGAACATCGATCATGCTGGATTGGCCATCTTGGGAAGAGGCGGTTCGCAGTATGGCGGATTCCGGAATATAATCAAAACAAAAAGACAATATAAAGTTTTAGCTCCTGATCAAATATCTTATCCAGAACTTACTTTCGAGCTAACTCCCAATTTCGCTAACAATCAAACACTAAGAACCAATTATAATTCAACACAAGTCAGATTACGATCTAGCAACGGTATTGAAAATGTGTATCAATTTTCCACAGAAGCAAGTGGGAAAGTATTAACGAACGGAAATACATCTGTCTTTTTGTCTGAGAGTAGTCAAGAACCATTAGGTCATCTTCAAGCGTTGAAAACACAAATACTTTCTGATTTTGGATCTAGCGTTTTCGAGATAACTGTCTTTTCATACAGAGATGCAAACAACGTTCAAAAATCACGAATGAAAATAGTTTCAATTGTCTCTTCAGCTGTAGGCCAGCTTCTGTTCGAATGCACGCTGGCAACGGTGGTTGAGTTATGGTCTAGCCCAAATAATTCGCATCAATGGACTTTACATGGCTACACTGTGCAAGAGCCTATAAAGCATGCTTTTTACGAAGATATTAGGTCAGATATGATAAAAGGATCAGATTTTTCTAAAATCGGACTAGGTCCATGGGTTCATCACACATACATCAATGGAGAACAAAAAACATACACTTCAAATTCTGATATGCTCGGCAAAAATTATCAGATCTCAACAGGTGTTGTCACAACGGCCAATCAACCTATTGTAAACTTAGAAGGCCATCTTTCTGGAATGTTCGGCTCTCTTCCTGCTGGTGTAGACCCTTCTTCTTTGGATATAGGTTCTACGATAAATTCAGACGAAATAAAAATAGAGCAAATTCCTAGAAGACAAACAATTTTTAATACTTACGAAGAAAATTTACAGTGGAGAGAAGATATACACTATCTCAACTCAAGAGAACAACAGTGGAATATCATGTTAGACAAAGCTGAACTTTTTGTAGAGCCTTCTGATGTTATATATTATGGCTCTATTGAAGAGCAACATATAGCAAACATGCTAGACTCTAATTTCGTAGATGACCAATATATAGTGAAACAGCCTCTCAGCGGTCGTGTAGATATGTTTCAAAGACTATCCAAACACTATGACTTGCATCTTGAAGTCATGACAGAAAGACACCAGTACTCTATTTTGGATCAATACTTAGATCAAACACTTGATTTTGTCAACATTCTTAGAAATCGTGTACCAATCGCAGATATATCGGAAGGCCAATTAGCTTTTGAAGACAATAAAGGATGGGGAGATGACACAGTTGGATTTTTGCACAATGATTATTTCAATCAGAGATATTTAGATGCACATGATTATGTAGAATCAGAAAGATACACAAGGATCGACGAAGGAATATTATCAGTTATCACTCCAGAATATAGAGATTCAAATAACAATTTGATACGAATTCAACGAAGAGAATGGCAAGAACCTAATTATATCTACACATCAACTGGCTTTATTACTTCACAAGTAGTCGGCCATGAAGGTATAATGTACACAGGACTTAAGAGGTAATTCAATGGCAGTTTATGGAAGACACAAGGAAAAGTGGGATCCTTCAAAAATCAAATCTAAAACTACAAAAAATAGAACTTACGAGCTCAAAAAAACGAATTCGTTAAGTGGTACTTTTGAAGCTAGTGATAAACTTTATGAATTAATCAATCCAACTTCAATACTTGATGGAGGGGGTGGATCATATTATGTGGGCGGCGGACTTATCGTAAAGTCGAATAACAAGGGTTTGGAATCTTGGAATAATCTTCTAGAAGGAAAAGATTATGCTTCTATAGGTGAAATAGAAGCAACAAGATATAAAGAAAAAGCCATTAGATTCTCCAAAGTAGCCAACGGAGCTAGTTTCCATCGAAGTTTTATTAGACCTGCTAGTTCAAACACCAGATATACAGGTGCATTATTTTCTGGTTCAAGAACATACACTACGTATATCTCATTTTGGCTTCAGCTAGATTCTTCTGACTTTCACGGTTCTGATGGCCATTCTTTTGGTGGTCTTTATAGATCTGGCGAATCAAATGATTCCACAACGATACAGAATCAAGATCCTATTCTTCTATTTTCTACATCATCTTCCGGTCAACTAATCATTCGATATCTAGATGCAATTGCAGGATCAGATGTCGAAAGTGATGGAACATATAGTCCAGATCATGTCACATGGAGTGTTCCTACAACTGACAAAATGATTGCTCCGAACGAATGGGTATACTGCACAGTTGGATTCACACCAATTTCTACGTTTAATAACTCCAATCTAGAAAATAGTGTCAAGCTTTGGATTAATGGAAATTCTGTTTCACTAGCTCCTCAATCTTATGGAAGTGTATCGGCAGAGACTTCTGGACTAGAGTGGAGATTAGGTAACACTGGAAATACTTTTGATGACAGAATTGCACAGGAGATGCATCTATCTGATGGCTTTGCCGGCAGTTTGGGTCAAATTTCCATAATAACGCAGTCTCATTCAGCTGAAAAACAATGGAATGACTTTGCAAAATTTTTACATGAAGCATATCAAGATGGAGTCTATTCACTCCATTCTGGTGTACACGATGCTGAACCCAAAAGGCAGTTAATAAATAGAGATAGAGATTTGTTGTATCCTCCATCATATTCGATGGATTCCTATACAAAGTTTGAAGATGATGAATATTTTGCAAAAAAGAACGAACCAGCGTGGAAAGAATCCTCTCGAAGATCTTTAGCATCAGAAACTCAATTTATAGAAGGGTTCAATACATCAGATTCTGGTTACGAATGGAAAGAGAATCCTTCGCAGTATTTTGTGAATTCAACAGATTCAGTCCCATATCTGCAATTGGATCCAACTGATACTTTATTGTCGAATGGAAATTGGTATTCAGATGCAAGATCTGAATTTTTTAGTGAAGATTTGTCTACCTCGGCCGGTGGTTTTGGAATAAGAGCTTCTTCAAATCACACTCCCAGTAATTCTACCGCATTGTACAAAAAGAATGCAACCGAAAATAATTATCCACTGTTCGTAGAAGAAAATGTGCCGAACGAATACAAAGACTGCATTGTTATAGAAATACCTATTCCTTCTCAGGCTTCTCTTACTCTGTCGACTGACGGTGATGGTGACACTGAGAGAAGGCAATTCGGTGTTTCTGCTTTTCAATCGAGTAGACAATCTATTAATACGATGGCATATTATAATTTCGAAACTAATAGGTGGGAACACACAGTCCCTTCTTATTCTACAGATGGGTCTGGTGCCGATGCAACTCCCGTTAATTACAATTGGGTTAATAAAGGCGACATTGGATTCGGGCCGATGACTGGATTAGTTCTTCCTTACAAGCAAGAAGACGTAGAATATTTAGTAGATTTATACGGCCGGCCAATATCAGACTTCGGATTCCCTTTTGCAGATAAGTTTTCTTCTTCTTCTGGTCAAGGAATTGACTTATCTCAATATATTGACGAACCAGTTGTTCTAGCAGGTTGGGAAATGTTTCAAAAAGTGATACCGACAGTTGGATATCAGCACGATGGAAATACAGAAGACGGCCCAGACACATACTATGCCACAACAAACATTATTAGTTCTGCTCCTGCAACAGGATCTAGAAGTAAAGTTGTTTTTTCTCCAAGTTCTTCTGTTGCAGCTTTAGGAGTGACAACAGTACCTGGCATAACACTAGCAAGTTACAGCTACAACACCACCTTAATCGATGTATTTTACAATGGAGAACTTCAAAAAGCTGGAACTCTTACCGAAACAACCAACGGAGTGGCAGATTATTTTATAGATACTGATTTGAATTCAAATGCTAGAATCAAATTTAGATACGCACTCACTACGAATGCTGTTATAACAGTAATTGCACGTATATTAGGTGGTGGTACTAGGTCGAAAAAGTACTTTAGTCCGACTGGATCGATCACAGCTGGCACAGTCGTACCAGTTCCAAATACTCTATTTGGTTCTAGTGCAAACTTAGAATTAATCGATGTATTTTACAATGGAGAATTACAAAGATTGGGTACTAGCTCTCAAGTTTCAGCCGGTACTGCTGATGTGTACATAGGTACTGACTCTCCGCCGAATGGAAATTTAATTTTTAGATATAATATCACATCGACTGATGAAATATTAGTGATATCAAATACAACCAATCCGGTAGCTGACTCGTCAGGAGAGGTCACTGGAACAAGAAGAAAAGTCACTATAAATCCTTCTTCTAATGTGGCTGCTGGTAATTATCTTTCAGTCACTGGTCTTGCACTTGGAGATTACAGTTATGATGGAGACAAAATAGATGTGTACGCTAATGGAGAGCTGCAAAGGAAAGGAACAGAATCACAACTGTCAGCTGGCACTGCAGATTACTTTATCGGAACAGATTCTTCTTCTGCTGGACAAATAAAATTTAGGTATGATATATCTGCTTCTGATAGCGTGATTGTCATAGCTAGACAAATGGGGATAACTGCCCCCAATGATGTAGGGGGAACAGGAACTGGAAGAAACCCATTTTATTATGGCGCACATGGTCACTCAACCATTATGTGGGATAACGACAATTTAGCTAGTCCCTTCACAGAAGAATATCATACTGACTCAGATTCTGGTAATTGGTATCACCACAATACGGTACCAATAGATGATGGCGTTAGAGGATTGAAAACTAAATCTATAATCACAAAAGGAGTGACTGCATTTCTGCTTAAAGAATCTAATTTTGTAGATGCAGCATTAAGAAAAGACAATTTCCATAGTAAGACAAGAAAGGTTTCCTTAGCTACAAATACTTCTAGGAATTCAGGGACAACATGGGGTGCACCTGCAGGAAGCAATGATGTGATAGGAGATATATATGAACCAACGACCACATCATTAATTTCCATGGATTATGAAAACACTTCTTTCTTCAGTAATCAGACGACTAGGTCGCTGGTGGGATATCTTCAACATGTATACCATAATGATCCCTCACCATTGACCTCTAGGTCTGCAGATCTTTGGATTAGAAACGGTTTTGATAATGAAAAAGTCGGCCAAGTTCCATCATATATTTCTCAATTAAATTTGATAGGCATACTGGATCGAGAAAACGAAACTTATATAGAAAACATATTAAGAACTAATACATCAGCTGTTGATTTTCATGTTTCTGGATCTGTAAAAATACAACCCCAGATCGATTCATCTTTTCCGATAACTAATTTTAAGATACAAGATATTTTCAACGTCAGCAGCATTAGTGCTCCACAATCTAATAACTCTTATCATGTTCAAGGACTTTTTGGTTCTAGTGAGGGGAATGTAGACAATGCATTAACAAACGTGGAGTTCATTCCCTCTATGTCTGGTATAGCAGCAAAGAAACCTGTGATGCTTCCCACAATTGCAGTCCCTTCTAATACCAATGGAGCTAACAATGCACAACTTACTAGTTGGAAAAATACTTTAGAAACTATTCAAGGAAGCAAAAACCAATTAGAAGACGCAGAAACAATTCTAAGGCCTAGTGACCGGCTAATATTAGGAATACAAGATTCTGTTTCTACAAGTTTTGCATCTCAACAGAATAAAATTAATTTAAGCAGTAATTCACATTCAGATTCTGGTTTTATACGATGGGGACGAAATTCTTTAACTGTTCCTGTTCAAAAAGATGCGTATATCAGACTTTACATAAAGAAAACAAGAAAAAACAAAACATTCAATGTTCTGTCAACCACGAAAGGATACAGCGCCAATGTATACAGAGGATTAGGAGATCACTTTATTAGCGATCAGCATCTTCAAAATACTAAATTATCATATTCAGGTTCTATCAGTGATGATATCATTGGTCCTACTTATTTTACTCCACCGGAAATTGAACAGTCTATTCCCTCGACTGGCAACCCTTTAGACGGAGTTGACCCATACGGTGGCATGCAAATTCCGATATCATACTCTTATGGCTACACAAACCTCGTATGGTGGACCCAATCTAGCAATCGTATTTCATGGAAAAATAACATTCCGGGAGAAAGTGGACATGCAGGTTGGTCACGGTCAGATGCTGTGATACCATGGTATGCTCTTTCTCAGATTACTTTGTCCAATTCAAATGATAAACCAACATTGCAGCTGAGCTCTAATCTTAGTTCCGATCCTAGAACGCAATTCGCTGACGCTTTTGTTTTTGGCTTGCTAGGTACGTTGGTGCATCCACAAAATTTGTTTTTGACCACCAACGGTCCATGGACGGGGAGTTATCGTTGGGCTATGGGAACTCTTAGCGTTCCCGAAGAGCTCAACACAAATACGACTGCTTCATATAGTTGGTCTAGTTTTCCATGGAAAGACAAAAATAATGCAAATCAGACACATAATTTTAATAATCTTCAAAGAACTGGATCGAATTGTAATGCAGCAAGTGCTTGGTATCAAACAATAGCTTTTCCTCTTTTCGAAAAATTAGATCATAGATACGATCCGCAGTTTACATTTATACCAGTGACTTTTCGATTAGTCCAAATAGGAACGTATATAACATCAGGATCAAATGATTGGGTCAATGGAAATAACACTTTGAATGGAAACTATTCTGATGTTTGGAGTGGTAAATATCCAGTGTATTCTGATGGGACAGAGATTGCTTTTGGGGATGTATTCTATTTTGATGATAACAATGAATCTGTCAAGCTTTTAAGTTCTAGTCAATTAAAATCCATGACTGCAATTCCTGCGAATCAAAAAATTCTTAGAACTTGGAGAAATCACAAGCCAGCAGGTCAAGAACTTTATATAGT